GATTGTTGATGTCTGGTAAAACTCCAAAGTAAAGATGAAATCCTGGCGCGAAGAAGAACTGGAGAGACTCAAGAAAGAGTATGCCTTCTACAGGGGTACAGAAATCAAAGACAAACTCACTGGTGGTCTAAGATCTCAAACTTTAAAATGGATCATAGACTATCATGAACGAATGCTTGGTATAAAGTTTTGGGGAGAAGACATTATAGAACAAAATGAACGTTTACATTGATTTCGATTTTGATCATGAAATTGCGACTCTTGAAAAGACTCGCGAATTTAACCAACAAAAGTACATCGAAAATGTAGAAAAAATTGATAATAAGTTGGAAACACTTTCAAACCAACTTGAAAGAACAAAGTCTCCAGTCAAAAAGGAAATTCTTATGAGACAAATTGATTTTTATGAAAATGAATACTCAAAAATGGATCAAGCGATTGAAATTGTTACAAACGATATTGATGAAAAACTTAAAAAATACAGAAAATTGAAAAGTGATCGCGAAGAAATTAAAAAGAAGGAGAAACAATCAGTGGAATATAATATCAAGAAACTTCGTGAAGCGATCGATAGAGCTAACACAAGTGAAATATTTTCAATGTTCAATAATGTTGCGAATGCCTTAGAAATTCTTAGAGTCGAGAAGACTCAAACCTAAACTTGTCAAAGAAGTGGACAGATACTCTAAAATTATAATAGATGATCATACAGAGTGCGTCAGCAATATCATGCTTCCGTTCGTAAGGTATTTCTCCGGAAATATGCTTACTCGCAATAGAAATTGTTCTCTCCTTGCGCTGCTCGTAGTTTAGATGCCTGATACCAAAATGTGTATGCATGCTCACAGGTGAAACCAAAACAACTTTATCTTTGAACATGTAATTTAGAAGTACTTCTATGTTTGTGAGACCACCTGGTGGTTGTCTTTCTATAAGTATTACATCCGCGGACAGATACTCTAAAATTATAATAGATGATCATACAGAGTGCGTCAGCAATATCATGCTTCCGTTCGTAAGGTATTTCTCCAGAAATATGCTTACTCGCAATAGAAATTGTTCTCTCCTTACGCTGCTCGTAGTTTAGATGCCTTATACCAAAATGTGTATGCATGCTCACAGGTGAAACCAAGACAACTTTATCTTTGAACATGTAATTTAGGAGTACTTCTATATTTGTGAGACCACCCGGTGGTTGCCTTTCTATAAGTATTACATCCGCGGACCCGAAAATGAATTGATGATCTTCTACAAATAAAGGAACTAAGTCTACAATGTCATTAGTTTTGATGTATTTGTAGTCTTCGAGGCTCACTTTCTTTATATACTCAACATCAATTTTAGGACCTTTCCCACATTCAGCTAGAACTAGACCCATATTGTGATACCCAATATCTATGGCGAGTANCTTCATGTCTTTATNTAAATAATAATCCTTAACTAATATAATGAAGATAAAGAACAAGGCCAAGAATCAAATCTTGATGTCAGCCGTTGTTGTACTTGCTCTTGTTTTGAGTTACATGTGGTTCAACCCCAAGGTTGTTGAAGTTCCAGTGGAAGTACCTGTCATGCCAGTACCACCGCGTATTGAGTTGGAACAACGCGATCCCAGACGCGAACCAGAATTCCGAGGAGCACCAATTAAACAGTACAAACCTGGGTACATGCAACAAATGGGTGTCATTACGGGTAATGGGGAGACCTTACCACTTTATGGTAAGGAAGTCAGAGGACGCCGTGATCGCTACCACTACTACACAACAACCGGTGGTGAAAATCTCTACTCCTTACCAATTAGTCACAACGCGCGTGATTGTATGGAGGACATCGGATGTGAAGAACTCTATGGGAATGAAACAGTTTCAGTAACTGGTAAAACTGGTTCATACGCAGTGAATTTGTATAGAACGGATGACTTTTTTTAAGCTTATTCTTCTTTTGATGTAAGTGCTTCGATACGCTTTTTGGTATCATTAGCAAGTGTTACAGATGATGAACAACTACACACACAACAGACAAGCATCATTATGAGAAATGGAGGACTTTTTATTGGTACTTTCATAAGAGATCTAGTTGTCATAAATGTCACCAAAGTACAACATATGAGAGATGCGAGTTGTGTGAGTTCCATTGGTCCACCGTCATTCGCCTTCTTGAAACCAAATATAGCTAATAAAGGATATATCAAAGGCAACATATTTACTATACATCAACAAAAATTATTTCGCAAGCTCATGATCATATCAACCTCCCTTCCCTGAAGTCCTGGATTCCTTGAGAGTCTCGCCTTGAGTCTCAAGAGTTCCAATGTTGTGTCGTCGTCAAGATTTTTGAAAAAGTCTCGTAATTCATCTATGCTTCTGAGACCTTTTGCGTCCTTTTCCGCCTGAACATATGGCCAGGTCTGTCTTCGTAACGCGGCAACCTCTTCTTCAAGTTGTCTGATTCTCGGCATAAGAACTTGGGTAATTAGAGCCCTCGTTTCCATTTACTTAAAAATGTCTGTCATCTTTAAGATATGCTACGATATGCCGCTCTAAATCATGAACTGAAAAATGTAATAGGAAATATTTATCGGTCAGGCTCCAGAGTAATTTTAGACTATGCTCGCGAGAACTGTCACCCAAATGACGCTCAGTATGTGAGTGACATAAATATGAAGATGATTCCAACTGTCCCCAGGTCAATGGTTGCGTTAAAAATGACATCTTTTGGGTCCAAGTCGTCACCATATATGGCAGAATCGCATATTAAAAAGTTAATACAGCATTCTATTAACAATCGTGTTCAGGTTTGTATAGATGCCGAAGAAGTACTTTATCCCAAAATATGTACAGATCTCATGATTCAATACAATCAATACGAACCACATGTATTCAAGACATATCAAATGTATCGCAGAGACGCACTCAAAGAACTTGAAATGGATATCATTCAATTTGAGAGAGCTGGTATCCAACTTGGTGCGAAATTGGTGAGAGGTGCCTACCTTGGAAAGCAGGTGGGACTTTTGCCAAACAAAACTGAAGTTGATAAATCTTTTAGAACTGGTCTTGAAATGACACTTGGTGCATCACAAAATATCCACACTCTTTTGGCTACTCACAATTCCGAAGATATTAAGTTTGCCCGAACTTGTCCTCACAATAGATACAAAGTTGCTCAGCTTTTGGGAATGGCGGAAGACTTTCCAGATTATGTGTATGTGCCATTTGGCTCCTTAAGTGAGCTTACTCCGTACTTATTCAGAAGATTTCTGGAAAGACTTAAATGGTCTTAAAAATATCTTCCGATAGATATTTAATGGTGAGGACACTCAAGAGGTTTGGGTATTGGTCACCACCACCTCTACCACCTATGAGACGCAAATATGGTATTGTCGCGGCTTGTCGAAGCGATGAAATTAACTACGAAATGAAGAAGAGTGAAATCACCCGTGTTGCTCTTCAACAAATGTATGAAGCACCTTCACTACACGAACCAAAGCAGATCACCACAAGACAGATGCGTCTCAAGATGATCCTACACGAAGCTCTTGATCTTGCGCACTCAATCTGCGAACATCAAGATGCCCAGGAATGTATGTGGGCTTGGGAAATGGTTGATGAAATTGATGACGCCGCTACTCGAGCGGGTGTCCGTTACTATTAATTTCCCAACTTATATTAAATGGAGTACGAAAAGCTCAAAGAAAAGGTCAAGAAGCTTGGCTTCAGGGTGACCAAAGATGTCAAAGGGAAACGCGTCAAACTCACAAAGAAGGAACTTATGGCTAAGTTGCCAAAGAAGACTAAGGGTGAGCCAAGTTTGGAAAACCAAGCTAAGAGTGCCAAGAAGTTCATCAAGGTGTGTAAAATGGTCCTCAAAGAGGCTGAACCAAATCAACCAAGGATGAGACAACCAGTTCGTGTTTCTCCAAGAAGAGTGGCACCTCCACCTCCACCACCAAGGCCCATGAGTCTCAACCCACGAGCTGCCCTTATGGCGGATCTTAAAGCTGACCTAAAGAAGCGGGGCCTGGCCAATAATTAATTTGGCAAAACTTCCATACTCTTAAATTCTGTACATTTAACTGTACTAGGACCTTTAATAAAAACTTCTTTATCATCTGTACTCATCGCCTTTACTGCAAAGTCGTCGGGAACGCGCACAGATTTGAAACTATCACCTATTACCGACGGAGCTACATCTATAAGCCTGTGTTTCCCTTTGTAGTCACACTCTTCATAATAATGAACACCTGGAGCACTTGGATCTATCACTGGTTCTGGTTCTGGACTTCTGGTTAGAATAAATGCCAAACCAGAAAACAGTAGTATCACTAAAACCAAAATTATGATTCCCAAAGTCTTCATTATTATTTAACGAGAAAATTACTTAATCCTTCTTACCAACTATGTTTTTTATTTCCAACCCACATGGTATAATTGTTGGTCCTTTGTAATTATACTGTGGCCCTGTTCCGTCAATATTTCTATAAGTTGTAATTTTAGTTCCAGGTGGTACAATGATTGACTTAACTGGGGTATAATCATCGGTAACTAATGTGAATTTTCCATTCTTAATATTACCTTCAAATTTATCACCTTTAAAATTACATTTTGTGTATCCATAAAATACACCATCTTCCATCAACTTTTTGGCATTATTTATGATAAGTGTTGGTCTGAATCTCATATACAAAATACCAGAAGCTGATAACAAAACACAAACAAGAATCGCTACCAAAATGTAAGTGAGCATCTACTATATTAAATGAATTTAATTCCAAATCTTTTTGTCATGAACCGTTGTACCTCTGGAATTGTTGGCTGACTCCAAAGGTACCATCGTGACCAGAAGCCGGCTCCGTCAATACCGGATAACTTCCAATCTTCTTTGTCACTCACATCAACCTCCAACATCAATTTTTGTATCTTTTTAGGGTCTCTCTCAGCAATTGTACGCTTAGGCACTCTTCCCGCGTGTCTGAGAACATAGGACCGCATTCGCGAAGGATTCTTGTGTTTGGTGTAGTCGGAATACCCACTGGCACCAAAGTCAACAGTCC